GAAAAAGAGTTTGAACACTCGCTAATGCCTAATTTAACTGGGGTAAAAATGCGCAGATAAAGGCAGGTGATTTAATTGAAAAACCCCTTTTCACGTTTTAGAAGAAGTAATCAAAATTCACCAAACTACAGCGAAAGTCGCACAATGGGTGATAGAGCAAAAACACAGTCTGTCCCCCTATCCTTGTTTTCATGGTATTACTTGCCCCGTAAACACAATGAAGTAAGAAGTCTAGATATAAAGAGTTTTAGAGCCTATTCTTTCAATGACTTAATAGATATATTAAGGCGTAATCATCCCGAAACTTCAATGGCAATATGGCAGTTTTTAAGGGTGAGTAATTCAGGGGTTATTTGTAAAGCTAAAACCTTGTCTGGCGAAGATAGTCCTCGTGGACAACGAGTATTAGACCGTTTATTATGGCAATTAAACCATTCGCCTTCAAATAGCCATTTTGAGCAAGCAAGAGGGCTTGATTTATTAGCAGGGCAATTATTAGCCAATGCCCTATTAAGAGCTGGTGCAGGTTGTGAATTGGTTTTGAACAAGCAAGGCAGAATGGACAGAATAGTTGCTTTTGATGCAGGCACACTATTCTTTAAGACAGAGGGCGGTCGTCTTGTTCCCTATCAGCAACAGTTAAATGCTTTGACAGGATATGTAAAAATAGACTATCCTACAATTTTTTATCAACCACTTGACCCTGACCCTGATGATCCTTACGGCACTTCTCCGTTAGTTTCGCTAATACATATAATAGTTTTCCAAATACAATTTTTAAATGACTTGCAGGCTGCTGTTCATCAAGTGGGTTATCCTCGGATAAGTGCTAAATTGCTAGAGGAAATAGCAAGGAAAAACGCACCTATTCAAGTTCAAAATGACCCCGTAAAGTATAAAGAATGGACAGATAGAATACTTGACGATGTTAGAAATATGTTAAGAAACTTAGACCCTGACGATGTTTTAGTTCATTGGGATAGTTTAGTGTTCGATTTAGTTGGTAAAGGTGGCGGTGGACAAAACATTAAGATTGATGCTGTAATTAGCACTATTGAAAAGTCCTTATCCGCCGCCTTAAAAACTTTATCTTCTATTATCGGCTTAGATACTAATACTTCTAAAGAATCTTATGCAGCCCAATTAAAACTTTATTCTAGGGGCATTGAATCAGTACAAAAAGTAGTTGAACAGATATTAGAACGTTGTTTAACTATGGCTTTGAATTTAGAAGGGGTTAAAGGATATGTAGATGTAATTTTTAATCCTGTAGACCTCAGAAGCGAATTACAAGTGGCAGCAGAAAAACAAACTAAACAAGATATTATAATAACTGCTCGTATGCGTGGCGCCATAAGTGATTATGAGGAAATGAAACTGCATAGAGAAAATCTAGGTTTAATTGGAGTACCCGAAAATTGGGAGGAATTAGTTAAAGAGCGTAATGAGCGAGAACGAAACGGCGGACAGGATTATCCTAGGCATGGCAGTCCGCCTGCCAATCAGTAAGGGTGGTGTGATTGAATGATTGATAAAAAGCTGGAAGAATTAATTATACAAGCTAAAAAATCATTAACCGAAGAAGAAATCAAAGATGTGATAAAAAATTGTAGTTATGGCGGTAAGCCAGTAAACATGAGTTTGAAAGGTGGTGTTAGACTTGGCTAAACCTACTCCAGAACAATTAGCTAAGATAAATAAGTTTACCAAAGAACCTTTAAGCGCTGATGATGTTTATGTCCACAAGTTTCGATTAATTGGTACAGGTTATATTCCTTCAAGGTATTTACAATTAGATGTTTCATTGCTAGAGAAATATTTAGAAAATGTAAATAATGGCGATGTAGTGCAAATAGCAGATCATACCTTTGGCAATACATGGGTTGATAAAGTTACTCTGCCCTTTGGTCGATTTTTTGAAGGTGAATTGGTGCAAGATGGCGACAAAGTGCAGTTAGATGGCACTATGTATATGATTAAGAACACAAAAACTTACATCGGCAATTTCACAACTGATGATATAAGCCAACAAATAGATGCTGGGATACTACATGATAGTTCAGTTTCTATTACATGGGGTTTTAGCGAATGTTCTATTTGCCATAATGATATTAGGGATTATGAACAATGCAACCATTATCCTGGTAGATATTATGATGTTGATGGTGGAGCACAAAGGGCTTTATGTACTGTAATTGCTAAACCTGCCCCCCCGCCTCGTGTAGATAATAGCATGATGATTGAAAATTCAATAGTTTGTGCAGGTGCTTATCCCGATGCAGGGGTTATAGGATTTTCTCAAAACGGAGAAAGCAAGCCTTCTGATAAGGGTAATATGATAAACCTAAATAACATAGCAGACATAAAACTGGTGAAAAAAGATGTGCCAGTTTTTTGTTCTTTATCTTCAACCTCGGTGACATTCCACGTTGCAAGCGAGCACATACGAGATGCAAGCGAGTTGCATCAGATTTACCATGATATGTATCATATGGAGGAATTGCCCGATGGTTGGACAAAGGCGAAGTTAAGTCAAAAGCATAAAGAGGTTGTGAAAGAACTCTTAGATGCAGGCCATAACCACTTTATGTTGGATGCACTTGACGGAACCTTGAATGATTCCTTGAAAGCGAAGTCCAAGAAAGGAAGTGACAATGCGGTGGATTTTGAAAAACAAATTGAAGAATTAAAAACTCAATTAGCCGATAAAGAGACTATATTAGCTACAAAAGATAGCGAAATAGCAGAACTTAGAACCAAGATTGAAGAATTAACTCCTCAAGCTGAATTAGGTAAAAAGTATCGCGAGGATATAATTGAGCAAGCTCTAAAATCTGGAGTACGTGCTCAGGGCAACGAATTTAAGGAAGATGTTTACAGGAAGATGTTTTCTAGTCTGACTGTTGATGAAATTAAAGAAATGGGCGAGGCTTGGGAACAAGAAGCACTAAATAAATTAGGTATTCCTAAAGCACATACCCAAGGAGAAGAATTTAAATTACCCGATGAAAAAGTAAGCAATAATTATGACGATGAAGTTTATTCCTTAAAATAAGGATATTAAGAAAGGATGTGTTATTATGGCTCGTGGTGGCGTAGATTTTAGAGATGCTTTAACTAAAGTATTTACCTTTAAACTAGCTGATGGGATTACGGCAAAGGATGAAGGAAAAGCAGTTGCTATTGTTGACCCCCAAACTGCAGGATTAGGATCAGATGGTGCTGCTTTATTAGGTAAACTTATAAAGGTTGAAGATGATGGATTTGGTTCAGTAGAAATAAGCGGTTGCTTATATGTTCCTTATGATAATACTGCCCCAAGTATCGGTTCGTCAGTAGTTGTAGATGGTGCTGGTGGCGTAAAAACTAGCCCATCTGGTGGTAGAGGATTAGTGATTGACGTAGATGCTGCTAGGAAATTGGCTGTAGTAGTTTTATAAGTTAATTAAATAGATAACTCAAGAGCCGAAAGGCTCTTTTTTTATGTTTAAAAATATGGAAAGGATGTGTATAGAATGGCTATTGAAGTTAAGCCAAGAGCAAATGAAATAAAATTATCTATCGACATGTATAAAGAAGCACAACGTCAAAAACTTACTTTTTCTCAATATCTTGAAACAATAGACTCTTCAGAATCTTATGGCCCTAATGAAAAACTAGATGCTTTTGAAAGACAATTAAAAAGATTTGATATTAAGGTAGCTAATAAACCCGAAAAAGGTATTTATGCTAGTGATGTTGAGGCTTTCTTCTTAACAGAAGAATCTAAAGTATTGTTTCCTGAGTTTATTTCAAGAGTTGCTAGAGAAGAACAAGTTGCAGGAAGTATTTTACCAGAACTAATTGCAATAAATACTCCAATTGATAGTAATGTTTATGTACCCTATTATGTTGATGACCAACCTGCAGAACAAAGCAAAAGACGTGTTACTGAAGCTGCTCAACTGCCTCTTTGCGAAATTAAAGGTCAAGAACATAGCATTAAACTTTACAAATATGGCAGAGCGATAAAGGCTTCTTATGAGGCTATTAGACGCATGAAAATTGATATGCTGGCTCTCCATGTTAAGAGAATTGCACAACAAACAAGTTTGGATAAGGCTTTAGATGCTATAGATGTAATAGTAAATGGTGATGGAAATAATAATGCTGCTAAAGTATTTAAATTAGGTGCCGATTTAGGCGGAGACAAATCTAATGGCTTGGATTACAAGTCTTGGCTTAAATTCTTAATGAATTTCTATCCTTACCACTGCACTACTGTTATTGGAGGATTAGATGAAGTTGTTGGCTTGCTAACTATGCAAATGCCAAATGTTGACCCATTAGTATTGGTATCAATGTTACAACAAGGCCCTGTAAATGCTCGTATGCAATTAGGACAAGACTTATTTGTAAACTATCGCGTATTATACTTGCCTGATGCTCCAGAAAAAACATTAATAGCTATTGATAAAGGTTTTGCAGTGGAACAATTAACAGAAATTGGTAGCGATATTATGGAATCAGAAAAATTCATAATGAATCAAACTTCCGTATTAGCTGTATCTGAAAATAATGGCTTTGCTAAGATATTTAATAAAGCTACTGCTGTTTTAGACCTTGCTAATTAGGACGTGATAGCATGTTTATTAAAGTAAAACTGAAAGATGCTAATAAAATAGCTTGGGATAAAGAAACAGGAACAGTTATAAAGGGTTCGGAAGTATTTGAAGTACAATTAACACAGTTTATTAAGCAAAAAATCGAGGAAGGTGTTTTAATAAAAGTTGAGGAATCTGAAAAACTAAAAGATGAATCTGAATTAAAAACATCTTCAAAAACTAGTAAATCTAAAAATAAAGGATAACTATTAAGGGGGTTCAAATTGAACTCCCTTCCCTTTTATAAAGGCGGTGATAAATTGCCTAATAAAATACTGCCCGAAGGTTACGAAAATCAAGTAAGAATAGACTTAGGAGTTACTCAGTCTGTTCTATCTGATACGGATATTCAAAGTAAAGCTACTTTAGCGGAGGCATTAATAATACGCAGCGTTCCTAATTATCAAGAAATTCTTGAAGGAAATGATGATAGAAAAACATTCCTTCAAAGTGCTGTTATTGCTAAAGTATGTAGTTTACTTTGTTCTGGTATGTCTCAAAGAGTAAAAGTGCAACAACAAGATGAAACATTGTATGCCTATCGTATTCAATCTATTGATTGGAAGGCTAAAAAAGCTGAGTTTGAGGAAATGGTTACTGGTTATATCGGTATGGTTTTGGGTAATGAGTTAACTACTCATACTTTATTGGGGGTGGTCAAAAATGATAGACCAAAAACCTAAGCATATACTAGAGCATGGTATAGATATAACTATTCATAGACAGCCCCAAAATTATCATACTAAAGCAATAATTAGCAAGATAGGTAAGACTTTATCAGATTACTCTTTGAGCAGTAAACGGATGTTAAATGTTTTATTAGAGAGCGATTTAAAGACTGGGGAACTTGTT